AACAACAATGTATCAAATCGCCCGAACCTTGTCAAGCTAAAGCCAGGCGAATAATTTCTCCAGCCAACTAAGAAGCCGTTGCCACCAGGTTTGTGGGGGCGTCGGGTAAAGAAAACGGGATAGTTACCGTGACCGCCGTACACGGTGCGGATTCGCCCGCTGAGTTAACCGAGGAAACATCGTAGGAATACTGGTTGCCCTCAACAAACGGGCCGAGATCGGTATACGTTGCGGCGGTTGGTTCGGGCGAGGCGATGGAGGCGTACGTGCCGATGACGCCCGCGGTTACGGGTGCCCGCTTAACATCGTAGGAAACGACGGTGCCGCCCGCTGTGGGCGGGGTCCAAGTAAGTGCAACGGAATGGGCCATGTTACTCCTTTATACGGAAAACGGATAAAGCAGGAAAAGCGGCCCGGTTTCCCGAGCCGCTGTGAATTAGGCTTTCTTTACCGCAGCCGCCGAGGGCGCGGAAGTAGGCGTGCTGAACTGAATCTGGATGCTAGTTAGCACTTGCGGGGCAACGTTGGTAATCGCTTCCGAATCGGTAAGCGGGCCCGAGGGGCCAGCAACCGTAGCGGAAAGATTGGCAACGCCCGCAGCCAAAGACGTAACGTCCTCATTTGCCGGGTTGGTAGCGTCTGCCGCGATAGAATCGAACGTCGGCTGATCGATGCTCCAAGTCGGAGTCGGAATAGCGCCGAGGTAGGGGTTTCCGAACTGGTCGAAGCCCGCAACGCTCGCAACCGTGGACTGTCCAACAGTCAATGTAATGGGATTTGCCATGATGTCTCCTTGGGGGTTGAAGAACTGGATTTTGATTGAACTGAGCTTGTGCGTCAGCAGATAAAGGATTTCTGCTTCGTTCCGCAGAATCTCCGATTCCCGCCGCTCAATCCTGTTTAACTGCTCGCGGTCACATTCATTGAAGAACATAGGGGAGTGTCCGTGATCGTGCTAGGGTCTTAGAAGGTTGCCCGTAACTATTGGGCGAGTTAGGGATTTGTACGGAAAATGGATTATTTGGGCAGCCATTGCCCGCAGAACAGACAAGATAAAGCGGGTCGCCCGTCACACAACGCCGGAGCAGGAACGCAGGGCTTGCCGTAGTTGGGGCCGTTAGGCGGAGAAGCTTTACACGGCGGCAAGCTGGGCCTCTACTGCGGAAACCTTCGCTAGACGGTCATTTACTTCTTGCTCAGTTGCGGGTCGTCCGAACGTCCGGGCCATACTCATGGCCATCCACTCCCGCAGGGGATATCGAGACTTACTCGCTTGGCAGGACATCTGATTGCCCGTCTCGTTCGTGCCACAGCAAGGAACAACGTTTCCCGGCGCATGTCCGAGGTCGGAATTCAATCTATCCAAACCCCATACCTTGCCAGCAGGCGGAATCGCACCGCAATACGTACAAGAACGTGGAGTGCCAGAACGGTCAAGGAAATATGGGATAGCTTCTACTTGGCTCACAAACCCGAATTCCCGCTTATTCAGCTTGTCCGTCCATTGCATACCGTTGTATCGTTTCCGGATACAAGCGTAATAGCCGTTGGACGCGATGCGGGCGGCGTTGACGAAGTTCATGCCCTTGCGTTTGCATTGGGGCAGCAAACCTTGATTGCGCCACTCTTCTTCCCACAGTTGTATGGTCTTGAAAGTGACGCCTGTCCGTGTTTCAATCTCTTTGCGGCTTCGATTGCTCGAAAGCAACGCTAAAACCTTTTGTCGTGTTTCTTCTGAATGACCTAGCACATTCCCTCCTTTACAGGGAACTGGTCGGGGCAGGAGGTAAAGGCTCCCGCCCCTTCCAATTTTACCGCAACATCATTCTAGCACACCCGACAGTTTCCTGTCAAGTGGTTAGCTGATGGCTGAAGCTGCATCAATCTCGCGGATGCGGATGGTAGTATCCGGACCCAGAGAAGTCGTGAAGTGGACCCTATCATTGTGTTAGCTTACGGTTCGTTTCCCGTAAGATCGGACTGTCGCATCGCCCCGAAGGGCGCTCTCTCGTTCAGTCTCTACTGGTGATCTTATCTTCCAGTCTGTTCCCATCGCAGGGTTCAGCTTGATTAGAGAAAGTTCGCGTTTGTACGTTTTCCGTACAACGCCCCTAGTTTGTTAAGGAGGTCCAGCCGGGGATCAGGCCGCTAGGATCAGCAACCGAAGGCTCGGCGTTCTGCACGATGTTGCAGCGAATGTTTCGCCATTCTCCGTCGCCATATCCCGTGTCACCCATCGCCCCGAGGTTAATCGAGAAGATGCCGTCACGCCCGAAGATATAGGTTCGGAGAGCCGTCAAACCAGTGACCGCGCCAGTTCCCGGATTGTAGTTCGGGCTGGTGGTAACCAGGTTCGACTGGAAGAAGCTCACGCCGGAAGTCGGGATTTCAATGACTTCGGTCAAATCCGTCGAGATAATTTCATCAAGACGGCTGTAACCTTGCGGAGTGCGCTTCAGGATGTCGATTGGCGAGTCGTTCGAATTGTCCGCGAGCACGTCGCCCAACGCAAAAGGATGGATGACGCCCGCGAAGTTCTTTGAAGCCTCGTCAAAAGGACGCACCGAGCGCCCGGCCAGAGATTGGACGGCGTTACGGATATACGTCAGTGAAAGGGTAGTAAAGCTCGTGGTGCTGGTAGCAGCGAGCTTCGTGAGCACCGAGGAATCAACGCTGTTCGCGCCGTCCGCAGTTGCGCGGACGAGGGCGGACAAGGATTCGCCGAGGCGGTAAGCCATCTCTCGGGCGACGTTTTCGCTTGGTTGTTACTTTGAAAGGTATTCGGCGGCTTTGCGGGCAATATTCGGGTCGTCATTAAACAGCCCGACCGCATTGTTGCATTTTACGCAAAGAAGACCGCGAACTTTACGAGTTTTATGACAGTGATCTACACCCAATCTCTTGCGGGCAGAACATGGTTTTTCGCAGATAGCGCAAACATAGTTCTGGGCTTGAAGCATGAGATTATATTGGGCTTCCGTTATGCCGTATCTTTTGCGGATGTCAATAATCCAGTGGCGGTGTTTTGCCCCTCGACCTTTAACTTTGGGACCGCGCTTTCTACGTGGAATTCCCCAATTTTCCAGATAGTAGCAGACCATCTGATGGCCCTTTCCTATCTGCTTACCTATCTCGTACGTTGATGCGCCGTTCTGATAGGCTTGGATGATTTCTTCTTTTGTCATACTCGTTTCAAAGAGCAGGTCATTTCTGCCTGCCTCTTGTAGTTCCCCACAAGTTCGGACTATATCATATTCTCCGAAGAGAATCAAGGCCCTTAGTCTCTACACGTTCCCGCTGGTTTGCGGGCTTCGCTCGGTATTGCCCGTTCTGGGTATCCACCGAATTCGCCTTGTTTTTCAACTTAACTCGCGTTAAGAAGCCGCCGATTAAAACGGTATTGTCAATCGCAGTCGCCAGACTGAGGCTGGAGAAGTTAGCGTAATCTGCGTACTCGCCAATCGTGGCCGAGGTATTCAGAACGCTAACAGAGACGCCCGAACCAACGGTTCCTTCAGTCGTCTGACTGGTGTTGGCGGCGAGCGGGACATACATCAGCTTTGTTACTCGTCTTTCGACGGGGCGGGTCATTTCTGCTCGCCTCTTACGGTCGCCCGTAAGCTCGGACTATCTCATCATCTCTTTCGAGAGCAGGGTATATAGTCTCTACACGTTCAGGCTTTCGCCCGCTTCGCTCGGTATAGTCTCAGAGAGGTGTCCACCGAGTTAGCCCTGTTTATTCTGTACCGTATGCCAATACAGATTGTACTGATTACCAGACTTCATGGGGAGGTCCAAACGTTCGGAACACGCCACAAATGGAGTCTGTGCCTTCAGGTTCTCCAGTTATCGAAGGTCTTCAGCTTCCGAGAACATTCCGCCAGAACCTATTAAACGGAACTTTTTATCGTAGTACCGAACCGTGGACTGAGGCAGGTTAGACTGGTTATTAGAAGTCGGGCTATAGCCCATAGTTTCACCTGTTTAGGTCAAGTTCAGCCGAAGCTGCTCTAGTATGCTCGCGGGCAAGTTATCAATCCGGATAACATCGCGGGCTTGGAGTCAGAGAACTCCAGGTGAATCCCTCACATATTTTGGGGCGGGCTTCCTAATCCGAGGTCGCTCGCAAATTTATACGGAAAACGGATAATCTTGATATCGCAAATTGCGACTATACCCACTGTCCGGTTCTTAATTGCTGCATCAATCTTTTGGCGCGGTCGCCGACTTCCTGATACCAAGCACTCTGCTCGCCCGCAACCGCCGCTTGCTCGTAATTGCCCGCCTGAATATCCGTGAGCATATGATGGAAGGCTTCCAAGCCCTTCGCGCCGAGGTTGAAAGCCATATTTTGGCACACACCTTTGATGGCGTCGGGCAAGTTTGCTATCCACGGTAAATCCGAAATCAGCTTGCTCGTGATTCGGGCAACGTCCTGCGCTAGAATTTCCTTCGCTCTTTGTACGGAAAGCGGATAATTTTCCCCGGGCAACGGGTTAGCGTCGAGGTTGTGGCCAATTCCGCACGTAAGCACGCCCCTAGAATCCTTATAAGGTTCGGACCTAAAACCTTCATCCCTGAGGAGTTGTTCCAATATGCCCGTTATCATTCGCTTGTCCTTTTGCGGCCCACGTTGCCTTGACTTTAGCCCGTCTTTCCTCGGTCCATGCGGGGAGCTTCTTTCCAAAGGTGTGCTTTTTTCCTTTGTGACGAAGGCTTTGTTGCGTCCTCAATTCGGAATTCTGCCAAGCGAGCGAGGAGGCTATGCGCTGCTTCTCAATAGTTTCTGGACTCTTTGATTTTCCGATGTTAGCTTGCCGTAATTTCTCTCGTGTTTCTGGGGACGGGGAAGTTGGACGAGCAGCCAAACATTGCGGGGACGGTTTCCGTCCTTTCAGTGCGGCGCTAAGTTTTGCCCTATGTTCGGGGGTAAAAATTCTTTTGGTGCCTAATTTTGCTGCCCGCATTTTGGCGCGGGCTTCTTCGGGCATTACTAGACCAGAAACTCCCTCCCCGCCATCAGTCATGTTGTATCCATTCGGGAGACGAGTGTCCAGTTCTGCAATAAACAAATTTTCCGCCACAGAAAGAGTCTCTTCACTATCAAAGCGGGCAATTGGCTCGACAGTAAAATTTTCTGGCCCGTACTTGCGGAGAGCCTTGCAAAGTAGGTATTCGCCCGAATTTTTGGCTAGATTGACGTGCTGGCGCCAGCGCTGCTCGACGGAATTTACCGTTTTGCCAACGTATTTCTTCCCGTTGACCGTGTTGGTTATCAAATAAACGAACATTATCGTTTCACCATCAACACCGCGTCGGACCCCGGCCCGTACTGGTCGTAATCAATCCTGACCGCGGTGTATCCGAGTTTGGTATACAGTCGTTCTGCGGGCGATCCTGGCGTCGTATGCAGCCAAAGCTCGCAGCCAAGCTCGTCAGCCTTCTTCAGCAACGCAGTAGCTATTCCGCGGTTCCGCCAGTTTGGAGATACAGTTACGCTCCAGATGAATGTTCGGGCGTCCTTGACTTCGGTAATAAGGCAGCCAATGACTAGCGGGCTATCCTCCCAAACCCAACTTTTGCCCGCATCCAACTTCTCGCGTAGTACGTTTTCCGTACAAGGTTTTATGTACGCCTGCTCGTTCAGCCAAAGGCAATCTTCGAAATCGCGGGCTTCGTAGGGCCGGATCATGCTACCCAATCAATATGTCCATCTGGGCGAAACCCACGCTTTTCCAGGGTATCTAGCGTCTTTTTGAACCCCGGTTCTTTCGTCAGACAACGTAGGTACTCTTGGCTCGACATGGTGTTGACCGATTTCCAAAAATCACGTAGAGATTTCTTGGTAAACCACTTTGGCGTCTCGTCAATATCCTTGTTGAAACCTGTTATCAAGAGGTCCATTACGCCCGTCCCTGCCGCTGATTCCGAGCAGCATCCATCTTCGCAACTTTTTCGCGGAAGCCCGCTTCTTTCAGTAAACGACGTTTGTATTCATCGCCGGGCATGCGTTCGAGGGCTTCATATCCTTTGTAAACTGTCTTGGGCCCGTACGGATCAACCTTGCCCGTCTCTCGGCTAACAGATGGTTGCTCGTAAATTATGTCATCGCCAAGACCAATGCTCGGGCCTGAATCTGAGCCATTCGAACGAGTAAGCCCGGAACTAACGGGACGCTGAACCGTAGGTGCGGGCGGCGGATCGACAACGGGAGCCACAACAGGCGCTGCCGCCTGTGGCTTCGGAATCATGAACTCTTTGAGCGTGTCATACGCCAACTGGAAGTTTTCCTGCACGGGCTCAAGGCCGTTCTTGATGATCCAGTTTGCGAGCGTCTTAAAGTTGTCCGGGTGAACGTAGTAATCAGGATTCGCGTTCCGGAATGCCGTGGCTTCTTCGAGGGCGTTGGACTTCGCAGCTTGTTGTTCTAGGCGGGCAAGTCTTGTCCGCAGGGCTTCGGGGTCGCCGATGGTCGCCCGTACAAATCTGTCGCCAACAGACGCTAGCTTTTCCGGGTCGTTAATGTCCTGCGCTAGCTGAATCCGCTCCTCGGCAGTCAAAGGTTGGGGCGTCAACTGAAACTTGGATTCATCGAACTTCGGAGCGTTGTCCGGAATCTGCTCGGTTGCGATGTTGCCAAGCCGCAGATCGCGCTTCAACTTCCGGTTGAGTTTTACAAGCTCGGCATTCTGTGCGGCCATTTTCGCGCCGAGGTCTTCGGGCGTGCCGTCGTATTTAATGACTTGAGGGCCGCCAAGCGGGTTGCCCGAATCATCTACGGGCTGGTAAGTATAGGTCTTTTCAACTACGGGCGGAACAACAGGGTCTTGGACAATAGCTGCTTCAGTCATGGATTCCTCTATAGGTTTGATTGATTAGAGTCTTAGCCAAAAATTTCTTCTGTGGTGTCGGGCAATATGTTGGGCTGGTTGTGCTTCTCGTTCAGGCGGTTGACGTAGCCCGCAATCTTGCTTTGAAGCCGCTCGTAGAACATGCCCGCAGCCAACGCGATGCTATGCTTTGCCCGAACTTCTGTTTCGTACCGTTCGGCGCTCGGGTCAACATTGAGGAGGTCAACCGAGAACTGGTCGATTTCGCCCATCATTATTTTCTGGAGCACGGGGTATCCGGGCGAGGCCAGCAACTGCATCAGGTGCTGGATTTCATTGTCTTGGGGCTTGTAGGCTGCCTGTTGCATTAAATTCCGCCCCTGTGCATCTCGAAAAGTTTCTTTGGCCCGTATCCATCTATTTCTTCGTCCTGAGTAATGAAAACATCCGGATAGATCGCACCGTGCCCCAACGCAGATACAGTTGCTGCCGTACGCTCGGCTTCGGTATCAAAAACGAAGGGTAGACTAACTTGCAGATTGCTTTCGACCTTTTTATACTCTTCCTTGTCGATAACAACCAACATGTCGAGGCCCGGGCGAAACTTAATCTTGTAGGAGTTGCCCGGCAGTTCCGTGCCGTCAAAACCGATTGGGGAGACCCGTAAAATGCTGACGATTTCTTTTTCCATAGATTCGTTTATCCGTTTTCCGTACAATCTGGCGGGTATTTCATTCCCCACATCTCGTACAGTTCCTTGATCGGGCGAAACTTCCGTGGGGCGCAGATTATTGCCGCAATCTTTTCCCACAACTCGGGTGTCCAGACTGGCTCGTCAACTACCATAATCTGCCTGAGTTTCGGGGGCATCTCCGAACACAACCTCAACTTTGAAGCCTGATTTTTCTTCGTCCAAAATCGCCATTACACCGCCTGGCAGCACGCGGTCAACATCCTCGGGTCGCCCGAGTTCATCCTTGCCCTCGATGAACTTTTCTGCCTGAATCGCGTTACTGCTGGAAGTCACGAGCAGGATCGGGCCGTCTTCTTGGCCTTCCTTGATGTAGCGGGCGAGCACTTTGCCCGTACGCTTGGAGAATTCCTTTAGGCTCTCGCCATCAGGAATCGGAACCTCTGGATTGTCAATATAATGATTGAGTTCTTCCTGGTGCTCGTCGCGGGGCTTGCCCGAAAATACACCTACATCCCACGGGCGGAGCAGCGGGTCTTTCTCGGCTTTCTTGCTCGGCAGGGCTAGTTTCGCCGTCTCGACCGTACGCCCGAGATCGGAACAGAACACCCGCTTAATCTTCTTGTCAGCCAAGAATTCGCGGGCTTTCTGCGCCTCTTTCTTGCCAGTAGGATTCAGAGGAACATCGATCCAACCGCGGAATTTGTTCTGACGATTATTTTCTGTTTGGCCATGCCTCAAAATGTAGACAACAGCGTTCCCGCGGGACATAAAGAAGTTACAGCAGTCGTCCGCGTCAACTTTAGCGGTTCCGTCCGCATTCTTGGGAACCTCGGGGTCTTCAATCACTGCACGGTTGGAGCACTTCTCGTTCTCGTCGTAGAACACACAATTTCCACATTGCCGAGGAGCGCGGTTTTCCGAGCTATGGACAAATCCCGCCGCCCGAGTCCCATCGCCGCCTTTTTGTTCGCCCGCCATTCTAGCTCCCGTTTCCAATTACAAGGTAATTGAAAGTGATTGTTCCACTGATACTGACGCTGATCGTGAATCCCGTGTTTGTTGTCGTCACCCAATATGCGCCCGTGGAAGTCGGATTGCTCATCGGGGTCACGACTACAAGAGGGGCGTTGGTGTATGCCTGCGAGAACGTAAACGACGTAGACGTTCCGCTGTTGATCGATATCTGGCCCGCTAAGTCCTGCTGCTGGCTGTTTAGATGGTTGAACAGCGTCAGCGAACCGAGTGCCATGTCAGATTGTCCGGCGTACGCGCCTCCGGAATTGACCGTAAGCTGCCCGTCATCGTGGACGCCGCCTTCTTCTATGAAGACCCCGCCGTTATTGACAGTAATCGCGGTGTTCGATATAAGTGTCAGGGCGGACAACAGTGTCCCATCAACCGTGATCGTTGAAACTGCGGGTGCCGCAGGCTGGCTGACGAGGCAATTAACTAGACCCAAGATGCCGCCTGCATTTACCACGATACTGCCCGTGACGATTGATCCGATAACTACGAACGCATTCTCGGAAGAAGCGTCGGTTATGATTCCTTCAACGTAGCAACTCTGAACCCCGACTTGCGAAAGAGCGTCGGAAGTTATCGACCCGATGCCTACGCCCGTGAAGCTTGCCGACGAGTGCCCGGGCCAATTGGCTGGCGTTGGGGTGCCCGTATTCGTAACGATGCTAAACGG